ACTTAATACCACGTGAGTATTTACCCTTTGCAGCACCTGCGGCAAGAACTAAAGCCTTGAAAAATGCCTGTCCGGTTGCGGATGAAGGGATTGTCTTTACGTTCTTGGTGTGAAGGTCTTTCCAAAGAATTGTGGAAGTATTTCCTGCCGGTTCAGCAGTCTCAACAAGTCTTGGAACGATACCCTTTGGCATCTTTGTTCCGGTTCCGTAAAGAATCGCCTTATCCAAAGCAAGGCCGATTGCCTGTCCTAATGCTGTGATGATCGCTTCAGCAAGGTTGATGTCGGAATCTTCCAATGTCGCGTTGCAGATTGCAACGAATCCGCCAACTTTGTATCCGTCAACTTCTACGCCGCCGAACGAGATGTCTAATTCATTTAAAACTCCACACATCTCGGTCCATACTGCTTCCGGAATTACTCCCATAACAGTCTGACGTGCTTTTCCAGCTACCGGTCGAACGTTAACGTGGCGATATAATTTTGAATAATCCATGATGTTTTCACGGATCAACTCCAAAACTACGGTCGGAATCAAAAGCTCTGCTCCGGATACGGAACGGTTCTGACCTTTCATATCACGCATTCTCTGAAGGAATGCCTTTACTTCATCATTTGCGAAGAATGCGGTTCTTTCCTGCGCATTCATACGGAAGAACTTACGAGTCTCCATCTGTTTGGTCTCCTTTCTCTCAACCACCGGCGCAGGTGTTGGAACTTCCTGTGCCTTTTCTACTTCTGCGAGGTCGGATTCTAACTGGCGAATTTCTCCGTCCAATTTTGCTTCCTTCTCCTCATATTCCTTCTTTTCAGCTTCGAACTTCTCAACTTCCTCTTCCACAGCCTGTTTCTCTTCGTCTGTTTCTGCTTCGTTGATTGCCTGTTCAAGCTCTGCTTCACGAGTCTCGAAGTCATTGCTTGCGCGAAGCTCTTCAAGGCTCTTTTTTGCTTCGTCGAGTCTCTTACGAAGCATGAGTGCTCTTAATGCCATCTCACTTTCCTCCTTTAAGTTTTGCCTTCATATCATTTGCCCATGCCTCATGCTGGCGTTTTTTAATTGCCTCAAAGTCGTTCTTTCGGGCGACCACTTCTGTGGATTCATAGGCGGGGAATGTAACAACCGACACTTCGTAAAGTTTGACCTTCTTGATTGTCCAATGAACGTCACCGTTTTCGAGGACTTCGTATTCCTCGTCCAGGATGTCGAACCCGAAGGAACACTGGTTCACATCGCCTCGCTGTACTCTTGCATAGAGATTCATAGCGTCCTGATCGTTCGGATTGATCTCAACGCGTCCGAATAGTCCATGTTCATCCACGCGAAGCTCTAACGTGCCTGCCGATGTCCTTCCAAGAACGAGCCTTGTTTCATGGTCAATTAACGCCCGAATGTCATCCAAAAGCGCACCGTCAAATGCGCCCGGCGCAACGGACTCGCTCGCACCTTCGAAAATTTCATAGTTGCTATTAAAAACAGCGAAATAGCCTTCAATATAAAGCTTTCCGTTGTCTTCCCTTGTGTTGAACGAAGAAGCAACGCTTCTTACCTGTCGGATGTTTCGATCCATTATTCTTCCTCCTTCTGAACCAATTTCTTTTGCTTTGCGGACATATCTGTTGGAATATAGTTTTCTAGGATTCGAAGCTCATCTAATCCTTCACGCGGTCCCATTCCGACACGGTCACGAACTTCATTTCCATCTACGAAGCCTCTGTCGGAGAGCTTGCAATATACGTCTGCGATTTTTTCCAAGTCGTAATCGTATAGGCTTAAAATGTTGAATTTGAAATACCACTTCGGTGAAAGCAAGAGCTTTTTGGTAAATTCCTGTTCAATCTCCATGCTTCTTGAACGGATGGTTCCTGCAATAAACGAGTTCCATTCGTCCTGCTTGTATTCGCCCACGCCAAGAACAAAAGGCGGAACGCCAAGAAGCGCAGCCACGGTCCGCTTATCCAACTGGACTGTTTCATTGATGGCTAAATCGGCCAATGTCAATGGCTTTACTTGTTCCACTGAAAAAGCCTCGGCCGGAATCAACCAAGGCTCTCCTTCACTTTCGAGATAGTCTTCTTTTAATTTTTCGCGCCCTTCCGGAGAAGCAAATTCCTCCGTCAATGCATCCACTTTCACTATGATGGATGGTTTCCATTTGGATTCCATGAATTTCTTTTCCGTATGTTTCGCCTGCGCTAAAATTTGTGCCACCTGCTGCAAGGTTATGGTGACTCCAGTACCCTTCCACGGATAGTATTTGTCTGGATTCCACACTACATGGCATAGGTCTTCCGGATCGTGAGCGATTCCATCAATCAGCACCTTGTATCGATATCCTTCTCCCGGTTCAAATGTGACGCGATACGGAGCAATCGGCTCCAAGCTCTGAATGATGCCGTTGTGTGTATGTGGCATCACAACAGAGTTTCCTATTCCATGAAGCAACAGGTTCATAACAATGGTGTCCATCCAGTGTTTTCTCGTCATGGTCGGCATTGGATCAATATCAATTTTTCTCGACAATTCATTGATGATGCGCTTGTCTCCTTTGTCGGTGTTACTCATCAAATAAATGGTCATTGAAGAGATTAGATCGGCAATCTTACGACAAGCTGCTATGATTTCCGGATTCTTATCGAGTGGTACATATCCGGGGATACAAAGTTCCTCATATCCTTTGTCTGATAATAAGAAAGCCACCTGGCTCTTTGCCGGTGACTGACTTCTTTTTTGTTTCTTTTTGCTCATTACGTTTCTCCGAACCAGCTTTTTCCTTTGTTTTGTTTCTCCAAATTGTTCAGATATCTCACGGTTGAGAAGACGGACGCATCAAATAAGTCGATTCTTAACTTTGGCATGACTTTTTCATACTGCATCATGTCATCCGTCTTTTCGATTCCTCTGACATTCTTTACGCAGTATTCGAACGCTTCGGAATGCAAATAATATAGATTTCCGTCTTTTGCGGATTTTTCAATATATCGAAAACCTTCTGATTTTAACCAGTAATATTGCGGTTGGTCGATGATGTTGAACTTCTGTTTCTTCATCTCCAAGAAGTATTCTCTTGCAAACTTCCTGTCGTGCCCTACCTGCGCAATTTTGAAGCCTTTCTTTCGCATCTCCACAAACCAGTTGACGATTTCGGAAATGTTGACCGTCGGATTATTGCTCATTGTGAGCCAGCCGTCCTCTTCCCAACCAAACAACGGAATGTTGTCTTCTTCTGCCTTCTTAACGGCTGCCACTCTCGGGAAGAACGCGTGTGTGATATAGATATCCACGCCTTTGTAATGTCCAAATAATGCCGCCGCCGTTAAATCATGCAGCTTTGACAAATCCGCTCCGCCATACCACTTGATTGGTAGTTTGGCCAAATCATCCAACGTCCATTTGTACTTCCGGTCGGAGGTTTGGAACTCTTTGATGTCGAAATACGCATCCATTGCGGATGTGTAAATATTCAACGAACGTGAAAGGAAGTCTTTTCTTTGCTGTGGATCGTTTTGTGCCTGCCTTGCATCGTTTAGCATATCTTCCGGACGGATGGTGACTCCGTAATTTGGATTTGCTTTTTGATGCTGTTCCGGATTCAGGTAATCCACATTTCCCTTTTCATCCTGATCTGCTCTTGCGACAAACGCAAAGAACGCATCGTCTTTGATGATGCCTTCCGCTACCTTGCACGCATATTCCATTCTTCGATATCCGAAGGAGTTCGGATTATCTCCGGCGGTTGTGATTCCTACCATAAGCTTATTGGTATAAGCTTTCATGGCTTCTTTGAATCGGTTATACTGTGCCGGCTTTTTATAGGCTGCCACTTCATCTGCAATGGCGAAGTTACAGTTAAATGAATCCTGGCTGTCCGGATTGGAAGCCAGGGCGATTATTTCAATCGAACCATCCTCGTTTCCGTTCGCATCCCGGAACGTGTATTTGATGGAATGATCAAAACTGTTGTCGTGTACATCAAACTCTTTGATGATTCCCTGAATCTTCAAGGATTCTGTGAGGAAGTGGAAGCTTTCCAGTGCCTGTTTCAAAGCGTTTGCTATGATGTAGCACTTGGAACCGGACCTGCGCTGGATGATGGATATCGCCCAGGCTAAACCGGCCACAAAGGAGGTCTTTCCGTTTTTTCTGCCCAACATAATAAAGGCTTCGTTGAAACGCCGGATTTCCGTTCCTTTCCACCAAAAGCCTAGAATGTTACACGTTATAAATATTTGAAATGGCTCAAGGATGAACTTTTCGCCGCGCAGTGGCGTTCCGTCCAACCGCTCCCCTTGGGAGTGAACCATGGTTGTTTCGATTATGTTGATTGCGAGGTCCGGATCATGGTCTCTGTATTCCAAGTCCTCGCGCTCCAAGTCATTCAGAAATCTCATGCACGCGCATACGATTTCAGCTCCGGCTATAATTCTCCCTTCGATGACTGCGTTTGCATAATCAATGGCGATTTGTTTATATGACTTCGCCTTTTTTCGATTTCTATTCGCCATCTAACTGATTCAACAAATCGCTGAAGGACTTGTGGTTTTGTGTCTTCAGCGCGTCGTCCTTTAATTTTTTAAGGCCTGCCGGAGTAAGGCCAAGTTCTCGCCAGTATGACAATGCGGTTTTGTTCAGGTCGTCCCATAATGCAAGAGCCGGATTCTTTGTCGGATTCGTCGAGCCACCTTTGTTTGTGTACTTGACGATTGGCATTGAACCGAGCTTTTTATATTCCGCTTCCGCTTCGTCCCTTTTTTCCAATATGCTCGCCAGTGAGTTTATAACATCATCGAAGCATGGACGATACGTGCCAGCTTCTTCTGCTGCCTGTTTGATTCGTTTTTTCCATGTCTCTCGTTTCATATATTTCCTCTTGCGCCGGCGCAATTATCCAAGTTTTCTTATAATCTCCAATTCTTTTTCGCTCAATTTCCAAACTGTTGCTGCTGCCTTTTCTGCTGCTGCCTTTTCTGCTGCTGCCTTTTCTGCTGCTGCCTTTTCTGCTGCTGCCTTTTCAGAAATTAAGATGCCCCCCCCCGAAAATTCCTTTGCCAAGTTCCTTTTGGGCCTCTAGCATTCCGATTTTTTCTGTGGAGTCTTTGTGCGAGATTTTATAGTCCACTCCATATTTTGAAAGATAAGCAAGCATGGCCGATGTCACAACATTGGGTGGGTATTCATAGCTTGGAATCTCTTTTCCCTTTGTGTTTTCTTTGTTTTTTTCTTCTACTGCTTGATAAAGACTCGGTGCAGTTCTTGCTGCGCATTCTTCCAGGTTTGTTACAAAGCTAGTAGGAACCTTTGCTCCGTTTTCGTATGTGATCTGATTTCCAGTGCATATTGCGCAGCATCTTCTTTTGCTTGGTATACAAGTTAGACTTGGAGCAAAAAGAAAATATTTAATATTTCGCTCGTTATACCACTGCTCGATTTCTGCTAATATTGAAAACGGTGGATTGTCCACGACAATCTTTCCTTCGTAGTTTTCCTTTTGGTAATCTCCTCCTGGATAAAAAGGTCTTATGAATGTTTCCTGTTTTAATCCATATTCCTCTGCCACCCATTTTTTTACTGCGTCATAAATGTTCTGCGGTGTGTAGCAATCATCGGTTGTTTTTGGTATATCGAATTTATCCAAAAATTCGTTGTACTCTTCGTTTCCTTCTTGTCGAGACGTATCATTCTTTTTGTGATTTTCAAACCAATCGGATGAAATGTCCATAAATCCGAAATCTGACATGTCGAGGCTTTGGATGGACGACATCTCGACTTCCAGCATTTCCAAATCAAAGTCGCTGTTCATCGTTAATTTGTTGTGCGCGAGTGTATAAGCCTTGCGCTCTTCGTCCGTCAAATTATCGAGCCGGATAACCGGAACGTTCTCCATTCCGAGTTCGTTTGCTGCCAGGTATCTTCCGTGGCCTTCCACGATGATATTCTTCTCACCCCAAACAGCAATCGGATCATTGAAGCCAAACTCCTGGATGGACTTCTTGATCTGCTCCACTTGCTCCTTCGGATGCTTCTTTGCATTGAACTTGTACGGAGTTATCTCCGACAATTGCATCTCGACGATTTCCATTTTCTCTCCTTGATTTCCAAAACAAAAAAACAGGCCAAAAATCAGCCTGTTTTTACCATTGAATTTTTAAAACTATGTTTTAGTAGGTTCTCACTTAACCCCTTTTGTCCAAATTTGCCCTGTGTATATAAATATTTCCAACCCCCACTAGACGCGGCTGTGTGATTTGATGTCCGAGGAGGGGGGACTATCACTGCATTTGATACGGATCACCAAACGTTTTTCTATATCTTGAAGCCTTTTGCATCTTCTCCGGATGCAGTTTCTCATGGCAAGCTTTGCAAAGACTCACTAGGTTTGAATCTACCAACGCAAGACTAGGATTTTCTTCTATCTCAATGATGTGATGAACCATTGTTGCTTCTGTTATCTTTCCATAACGCTTGCAACGTTGGCATTGATATTTATCGCGTCTTAATATCTTTGCACGTTTTCTTTTCCATTTGCCCGAGCTGTAAAATTCATCGTTCATAATCGTTTCCTGTTCAAAGAGCCGGTTGGTTTCTGTTTTTTTTAGGAGAATATCAACATGACCTGTTTGGGTATCTTTCCGGCTCTCTCAACAAGAAAGCCGAACCAGTTGTCATGGCTCGGCTTTCCACTCTTAGGGGAGAGTAAATTGATATGGATGTTCCGCTGCTTCATCTTGCGGATTTCTCCTTTATCATAATAGCATCTTTTAAGTTGCTATTGTTTGCTAACTTTCAAATGCTGCTGCCTTTGCTCATTACGCATATTGTTTTAGCCATATTTTTTGCCTCCCGCTGTCTTGGGTTACCAATCAAACCCCATTGCTTTAAATGCTGACTTGTAGTCTTTGTAATCCAGTAAATCTTTTGCTTTGAATCCGCGCAATGCCAGAGCCGTAAAGCCTTCTAATGCTTCCTCGTAAGTTAGGTTTGTGTTGGCTGCAATCTCTTTAGCGTTGGCATCCAGCAATTCTATCTCCTCTTTACTTGCTCCCGTAACAGCCATTATTTCATTCCATAGTCTTTGTTTTTTTTTCGCAGTAATAATTCTGACCTGGAAATTATTAAGTGCTTTATGCCAACATTCTTCGTATTTTTTTATTTTATCTAATAGTGGCTGTGTTGCTTCTTCTATATTTTTTTGCAGTTGATACGAGTAAAAATGAATCGTTCCGTACATGGCTGCTTTTTCCTCCGGTGTCCATGTGTCAGGATCTTGGTTCCAGCATTCTCGGATGTAATCGTCCATTATTTTTTCATCACTCATTCCTTATCCCTCCAGTAGTTCCTGTGCCGTTTTCTTGATGTCATTCCGAATCCTTTTGCAATCGTTGCAATACTTCTGAACTCCACTGTTTGGATGGAATGGTTTACCACAAAGCTCACATATTTTTTCTTTCTTTGGAGCTTGTGCGAATTCTTTCTGATTTTCTGCCGTTGGAGACTGTTTGATAGCATCTTTGGACTCTTTAATAACCGCCTCTGCCTCTTTAATCACATCTTCCGTTTTGGTAATAACCTGTTCCGGTGTCTCCAGGTAAATTTGGGCCAGGATGCGAACGTTTTCTATAATTCTATCAGCCGATCCAAGTTCTTTTTTATTTACAAACGGTTCCCATTCTTTCACTTCACAATCAAGATATGGTCTCATTCCCAAAGCATGAACATATGTGTCGCAAATGTAGTTGTTGTTTTCATCCCTGAACTGGATGTCAATTTTGTTTACTGTGGTTTCTCTTATACTTTCAAACGCTTCTTTAACTGTCATGAATTCTCCTTTCCTATGGTTTTATTAAGAATTTCCTTAACGTCTTTCCTATAATCGCTTCCAAATTCCTGTTCAAACAAATATCTGTCCACTCCTTCAATAGCCTTATCAATCTTCTCTCGTTCTACTACATCTGCGGTTGGTTGCTCCTCGATTAACTGTTGAGCCTGGAGACAATCTCTAGCTGAAAATCCCTTGTTATACCAATAGTCATCATAGTCAATAATTTCTGCGTTTATATATCTTGCCATTTACTTTCTCCTTCTACCTCTCTAATCAACCATTATTGTTCCGTCTGCATTGTATCTTACACACATACCGCCTTTATAACCTCCACTATAAATCAAATAGTGTACTCCGGTTTCCGGGTCTCTATAATCTTCAATGCAACAATTGGACGTTTTGCCCATTATCTCCTGTCCGGCATCACATCCTGCTGCAAGTAGCGTAATCGCTACAAGCGAAATTAAAATCATTTTTTTCATTGCTTATCCTCCCTTCGCTATTTTTCTATCCTTGGTAGTCCTTTCCCTTCTCTTATTCTGTTAAGTAATGTCTGTTCTTCATCATCAATAGCAAATATCGTTTTTGGCTTTTCATTCTTAACAAGTCGTAACTTTAACACGGTATCTGTTTGTGCGTTAAAATCCTTTTTCGCCTCAAACCTTCTGCCATTTATAATTAGCACATCACCTTTATTTACTACATTAGGTTGATAACTCATTTTTATTCCTCCCTTTCTACGTATAGTCATCCACCTATTAAGGTCTTCTCGACATTCAATGCATATATCCCATATCTCCCCATTACTCGACATGCAAAAGTTCAAATCCTCAATTTTATCTACATGTTTCGTGGTTGGCATTTCCTTCCCACAAATATTGCATACTGTTTTTGTCATTTCTTATTCTCCTTCATCTGATACTTCTACATCGAGATTCACTTTCGTATGATAGTGTTTACAATGCAAATCCCAATAACCCCTTTTCTCAAATGCAGCACAATGTTCCTGTAAGCATTTATTAAGAACTGGTTTCACACAATTTCCCTTTCCGACACCCAATCCTTGTACTTCTTTTGTTCCTGTCAGCATAGGACAAAATTTAATACCTCTTTCTATCTCTTTATCTTCGCTCATTTTTTTCCTCGCTTTCTGCTTCTATGTCCTTTTTGGGTTGGTTTTGTGTTGGCTTTGTTTCTTCGAATTTTAAAATTGCGTTTTTTATTTCTTCACCAGTCCAAAAATATTTATGTATATATTGAGGAACATGACTACAATAAATTGGTGTGTTAGAAACTTTGCTTTTCATTGTGCACATTCCGCATTCTGTTAAAAATTCACACTTCATTTTTAATCCTCCTTATACGGTTTTGGTAATGGCATCCATGCATCAGGAATAAACCTTATTGCTGATTCTGTTCTAAAGTTGTGACCATCAAATGATTTTGAAGTCACCAAATCCCCAATAGATATTAAATATATTCCCGTCTTTTCCGGTAATTTTTCACTTACTGGAATCCACCTTGTCTGCTCCCTTATCTGTTTTAACTCTTTGAGCCATTCTGCAAGCTGTCTGTGTTCTTCACTGCACCATATACATTCCCTTGACTCTTCATGGTTTTTAGCATCATAAAGATTACAAGCCTCTTTCTTTTTTTCGGCTGCTACTTCCTCGGCGTGTTTGATTGCTTCATCAAGTGTCATATCTTCCACCTCTTCTTTGGAATGCGAAGTCCCACTGCCTTATCGTATTCCAACTTGTACTCCTTATTTGACTTATAAAACTTGCATTCTTCTTGGGTCTTACAATATAAGCTTTTGCAGCAGGCGCATTCTTTTATTTTATTTCCCCGCTTCAACAAATTCACACAATCGTCTTTCATCCCATTCCTCCAGCATTTCTTTGTATGTGTTTTCAAACTTTTCCAAGGCCTCTATGTGCATATGTGTCACACGTCCGAATGAATAACCCATGTTTGTCGCGATTTCTTCAAAGCGCTGGCCTTGGGAGTATCTCAATATTAAAAGCTCAATGTATTTCGCGTCGGAATCCATGTGGTAGATTTCCTGAAGAATCTTTTCCTTTAGCTTTTGGTAATGTTTTACTTCCTCGATGATTTTTAATTCAAAATCCACGTATGCTCCAACCGTATCTTCGAGTCCTGCGTTTTTTAATGATTTCTGAACTACATCTTTTTTCAGCTCTTTTGAGCCTGTGGCCAAAGCCAGCTCTTTTAATTCATCCAGTCTTCTTACGTCGTTATTGATTACGTTCCGACATAGAAGCAGCTGGTTTAAGTATTTCTTCCCGGTCAAAATTTCCCTCCCTTCCCGGAGTCGGATATCCTTGAGGTATTTGCGTGGTATAAATATCCCGGCTCCGGTGTGTTTTATTTAGTGCTTACTTTTTCAATTTATTTGAGACTCACTATGGACAACTGGTCCAGCGTGTCATCCGGCTTTCGGTAAATGTACGCCAACACCATGTGATTACTTTTTAAAACAATGATGTCTCCTGCCTTTTTCCATCTTGTTTCCAAAAAGCTTTCTGTTTTATCCATCTGACTCTCGTCATAAACTGCCCATTCTTTTCCTGATACTGTCATCACATCGCGTTCTAATGTCTGCAAAACTGCTTCGCCCTGGTATGTGAAGTCTGTTTCATTGACTGTTTGCTTTTCACTGAAATCCTCTTTGAACAGTCCTCTATAAATTGTTCCCGGAATTGCGACCTGCTCTTTATCTTCTGCAATCGTCTCCACAAATCCCGGATCAGGTACCTCGCCGTTATACTTTGTGATGATTGCTTTGAACTCGTTTGTCGCGTTTTTTAAATCAACTTCGAGGTACATATACGCAGTGCCGACAGCCAATATATCTCCTTGGCGCTCTAAATGGATTCCTGCGCCCTTGTATGCCTTTTTTAAAACTGCATCCAGTTTTGAACCTTTAATGAACATCTTTATCCCTCCTCTGCTGTTTTCTAATCTTGATGCATTTTGTCGCATCAACGATGATCCACAAAACCACTATTGCAACAAAAATTTTCATTTACGTTTCCATCCTCCACGCATTCTGTGTTTTTTCTCCAATAGCCACATTCCATACTCCCTTGGGCCATACGTTTTTAAAAATGGAACCATTTCTTTTTCCTCCCTTACAAATAGCTTTTTCCGTATCGTCTAATAAATTCGTCTCGCGTATGCGTTTCTTCGTACTTGGCCTGCGCCACTGCTTTGACGTACAAATCTGCGAGGCGATTCTTATGAACTGCTGCCGGTCCTTCTCTATGATGTTCCGGACAAAGGTGGACAATGAGTCCATCCTCGTCCGACAACCACTTTTTTCCGGTACCGAAGAAGATGTGATGCTCTTCCAGGTTTTGTCCGTTGTATCGCTTATCTACTTCGGCGCATAAGAAGCAGCATGTTTCTTTTTCCACAATGCTTCTCATAGTCTGCTTCTGATCTCCTGCAAGTCTTCCGTAATGGTGTCAATGATTCTCTTCGCCTCTGCGTCGCTTCCAGCGTTTAAGAATCCTTCCAGTCGGTTCACGTTGTTTCTTACGTATCCAAACAACTCCATGGCTGATGGTTCGTTTTCTTCTTCCTGTTCTGCTGCCTCTTGAGTTTGCGCATTGGATACCTTTTCTGATTCTTCTTTTGGCTCTGCTGCCATTGAAGCCTCCTCTGTCGGCTCTTCTACCGGTGGGAGAATATCTTCTGCCTTTGGCTCGATTTTTTCCACTATTGGCTTATTTTCTTTATCTGCCACGGTCTCCGGTTCTTCTGACGCCTTGTTTTCCGTGATTTCTGCTTCTTTTTCTTCCGATTTTGGCTTGTTTTCTTTATCTTGCGCCGGCGCAATTCGTGGAAATTCTTCTCCGAATAGTTCCTGCCATGCTCCTACTGTGAACAGGTTCGAATTGTTTATCTCATCAATGATGTCTTCTACCTCTTCTTTTAGCAGAATATGCTTTTCACTGGTTCGGAGGTTCGTCAATGTGATCTCTCTGTTTTTCTCTGTCATTATGAACTTTCCTTCGCCCGGAACTCGTGCGGTCAATGTGCAGTTCATAAGAAGTGTTTCGTATTCGTCATCGATGTCGATTTCCAAATACTTCTGTGGGTTTCTGTGCATCCAGTCTTTTAAGAACTCGCGCCAAATATCCACGTTTGGATGCTCTGCACGCTCTACATGAAGTTCCAATTCGGAGATTTTATTTTCTTCTGCAATCTCTTTTTTGAGTTCGCGGATTTCCTGTCGGGTAATCTCCGTGGGAAGTTCCTCTGCAACTGCTGCCGGTAATGTCAGCATTTCGGCAAGCTTGCTCTGTCCGTATCCGCGGAACTGTGGGAGAAGCTGCGCTCCGTCTCCGTATCGTTCGTTTATTGATATAAATCTTGATACCTGTGACTCTTCCAAGCCATATTCGCTCTTGGCAAAATCCTTGTAGTTGCCATATCCGGAACCGCTTAAAAGTTCCGGTTCGTCTTTTGCCTTTTTCAACAGGTATCCAATCAGGACAAAGTTTTCCACTGCTTGTGCCATGGCTTTGTCTGTCGCGTTTTTTAATTCCGGAAAAGATTTGATTACCGGTTCTGTGTTTTCAATCAATTCGTTCATGCGCTTTTCTCCTTTGTGCGTTTTTTGATTTCTTTTTTCCACTCTTTTAGCGTCTTGTCTACTTCTTCCCAGTCCGGCTTTCGGTCATACTCTCCATAGGCCTGGAGGATTTCTCCGTCGTACTTTGCCTCGATGGTGTAGTACGGAGTGTCCGGTTCTTCTGTTTTGCGGAGAAACAGGATAAATGTCCTTCTCTCATCCATTCGTTTTAAGTATGTATCCGAGGATCCTACGCAGTGATGCTGCACCGCTCCTTCGTCAATGATTTCTCCTCCGTTCTTGGCCGGTGTGATAAAGTATCCATTTGTTTCCCAAGCAAAGTGTTCTTCGTTTGCTGCTGCCTCTTTTCGAATGTTTCTGAAGGTTTTGTTTGCCCACTTCCGTCTATCTTTTGCCTGAAGCTTTCTGTCTTCCGCATTCCAACGGTCGTGAAGTTCTCGCCAGTGTTTGTTTCGATATACAATCTCATCCGTTAAGTCTTGGCCTCTTCGTCTTGCCATCATCAAATAGTCATAATATCTTCGAATATCTGCTTCCGTTTCTTCTCCCACCAGCTTGATAATATGTCCGATTGGAAGATGCGTTTCTTTTGCAATATTTGCAATCATGCTCTTCTTTGCGATGGTCTTTACCTTTTTGAGCTTTTCGAGGTCCTTATCAGTTAATATTGGCTTGAAGTTTGCATCCGACATCTGCGCAGCTTCAATAAGGCCCAAATCTGCGTTCCACTTTCGGAGCAGTCGATATCTGCCTTTTGAAACGTCAAGCATTTCATGAACGCCTGCGGTTGGCTTTACATCCTTAAGACGAATTTTGTTTTGTCTCCATAGGCGGATGAGTTCTTTGTATCCGCTTTTTACGATTCGCTCTGCCCGATCGTCTCGTTGAATCTTCTCGTACAATAACCCAAAGTTGATTGGCTCCAACTTCTCGGCTTCTGTTTTTAATGCAATCAAGGCCGATTTGGAAACCATGTTTATTTCATCCAGGTTCTTTGGATATAGGATTCCCAATTTGTCCGCAGGAGCGTTTGTTTGTTTTTTATCCGAAAATCTTTGGTCCTTTCCATATCTGTCCCAATAAACTCCATAACACCAACGGTCCCAACATATTCCTGGAGCATAGCTCCATCCACGACTCGTTTCTTCCACAACGCTTCTGTCTATTGAATGAATCGTGAATCTTCGGTCAATAATCCCGGTGTCTGTTGCTTGCAACAAATACACATAAGCTGTCTTGCTTTTCAGTGCCTGTTCCTTTGCCCAGGCTATAAATCCCTTTGGCAACGGTGGCGTGTGTTCTTTTGCATATTTTGTAATGCGTTTTTCTTTTCTCTCAACTGCTGCCCTTCGCTTTTCTTCTACGATGTTTTCTTCATACCATTCGATTCTATTTTGGCTGCTTCCCACTTCCTGAAGGAATGTTTGAATTTCTTCATCCAATTCCTTGGCCAGCTTCTTGTCGCTAATATTCACATCTCCACCGGAGCCGTAATACCATGCATACAGCTTCTCTGTGGTCCATCTGTTATCTCTAAAGGTTGCCCAGTGTCCTTTCCATACAAAATGGCGAATCAGCTCCGGTTCGATTTCATCTTTTCCGCAATATCTTCTCCGGTACCATCGAAGCTCCAGCACAGGTTCGCGTTCCACATGAAACAAGTTCCCAACGACTCTCTCCTTGGTTGGCTTTCCCGGAGTCTTGTTTTTTAATAACTCCGCCTTTTTCATGCTTTGCCTCCGTAATATTCACGAATAATCTTTCTTGTGGCAATTTCTGACGGAATTCCAAAGGTGACTCTTGCGGATGTCTTTGTTTTCTCTGTGATGTTTGCCGGTACCGCCCACTGGTTTTCAAATGCTCTTTGCATGATTTTTCCAATGCAGTCTGCAAGGTTCTTTTCCTTGGTTCTAACCGCTTTTGCAATATTTACATCCTCCAGGCTCATTTTTCGAACGTAGTCCACCCAGTCGTGGATCAGGATGTCTGCCGGAAGCGCAAGTGCGTTCTCTTCGACTTTCAATTTGCCGACTGCTGCCTCTGTGATTGAAATTTCACACCCAAAGTCCAGCCAGTCTTCCACGTCTTCTTCATCGAATCCGTTTTCTTGTGCCAAAATCAAAAGGGATTCTTTGTCTCCTTCTTCGATCAGGCCGGTTGCTGCCTTTACAAGTTCCTCTGCGGAGTCCATTTCTCCAAATTTTTCAAATAGTGCCATGGGTTAAGCTCCTTTCTTTAGCTCTGATACGAGCCAATGCGTGTATTCATTTTGTCCGGTAGTCACTTTGTACGTGCTACCTTCCAATAGTTCAAAGATTTCGTTCCATTTTTCCCAATATTTCCGTTTTGCGCCTTTATGCTCGAAGTTTTCCTTCTTCCACTCTTTAGCGCGGTCAATGTTTAGCTCTACGTATGGACAGTCCGTCCAAATGACAATCTCTGCCGGCTCTTTTAATTTCGTAAGTGCCAGGCGCACCGCCTCAAGTGATGTTTCGTTCCAGTTTCCTTCGACTTCCTGAATAAATTCTTTTGTGTATGGGGTTTCGTTGATGATAGTCTCCAACAATATGATGATTTTTCCCTTTTGAACGTTCGGTGAACGAACCGAGCTTTGCGTGAAAATATTGACGTGTTTCATTTACTCCCTCCTTATGCGATATTCTAAATAGTGAATGTACGATTCTCCGGTGAATGGATTTACTCCGGTCTGAATGGTGTTTTTATCGATATAAAATCCCGGAGTGGCTAGGTCCATATAGTCACCGCTTTCAATTTTTTCTTTGATTGCTCTTACTGTCCGGCGTGAATACTCTTTCACGGTCGGTACCGGCTTTTCCATGTTTCTGGATGTTCCATAGTGAATCAAATCATTTCGATCTTCTTCGGGAAACAGACTCAACTGACCTTTGATTGCATCATCCGGTTTTTTCACAATGTATTCGGCCAGCTTTTGATATCCGCCCTCTTCGTAAAGCGTTGTAATCCATGCGTGTCCTTGCCAGCACTTTTGAATGAATAGGTCCGTCTTTTCGATTCGATTGCAAAGCAGGTGGATGTGAAGGCCTCCGTTCTTGCCTACTTCCATCCGGTAAATATATTTGAAGTCAACTGCTGCCTTTTGATATCGATACCGCATCTTCCGCGTGAACTTGGTAAAGTCGGCTTTCATTTCTTTTACCGTCTTCTTGGTGCCGGCCGGATACTTTAACGTTACCCAGTAGTCCTCATTCGTGAAGTTCTGATTGATTAGTCTACGAACTCTGTTTTCGCGGTTCCTTTGGTTCTGCTTTTCGATTTGTTCTGATGTTGCTTTTTTCCTTGGCTGCCTTCGTTCTCCTTTGGCTCCGTAATTTCCCTTGTATGTGATGTTTATATCGTTACAATCCGAAAACTCGAATGTTGCTTGAATGTATGCCATGATATTTTGTAGTCCTAACTTTAATATAGTAATATTGTGTTGAAGAAGTTCCTTACACCCCAACTTCTTGACGTTTCAAGGAATACGTGATACCATATCTATGGGTTAAGTATTCCTTGATGGGATACGGGTTGTGGAGCTGATTCGTCAGCTCCTCTTTCTTTTTTTAATTTTCAAGGTCACTTCATTCATCTTCCTGTCGAACTGGATGTCCTTTAGCGTTGCATATCTGATTCCGTCCTGGATTTCTTCATCATCTACTTCCAATCCCTTAATCTCAAAGAAGCAGATTCCGTTTTGTATGCCGATATATCTGACTCCTCGTAGCGTTTGCCAATTTGCCGGCATATATTGAATCGCTCCGGCCTCGTACTCCCGGAACAACTCATCCATTTTTTCTCTCCAATAGGTTTTTTGGTATTAAGAGGATAACTCCAAGAATTTTTCGATCTAGTACGTTGTTGTCAAGAACATATTCGCTTGCTAATCTTCTTTGATATCGCAACAGTTCCAGTTCCTGCATTATTACGTCGTACTGTTTGCGCGTGAGAACCACTTTTTCTTTTTTTGAACTAAAGATTCTTTTTAACATCAATTTTTCTCCCTTCTTTTTCCGCAAAATATAATGGGTTTAAGCTTACCAATTTAAATCGCCTAATAAAGTCAATAGGGCTTTTAATTGAACCATTTTTTGCAAAGTTCTTATCTGCCGTGTGGTGGCAATAATCTTCTGGCAAAAGGCAACTTGGATTAGTACAACGTTTTTTCCATTACATAAATAAAATATTTTCATTCAAACCTCTTATAAGTCGTTTCCATAGTGTATTAGCTCCAACTCGTGTGACCTTGTAAGAATCTTCTCAACATATCCGTCATAGTGCGGATGCTTTTGTCCGTTGTAACGTGCCAAGGCTTCGTCCACTTCACAGTCAAAGCCAATCAGCATCTCACAAGCCTTCCGGATCTGCTTCTCTTCCGTGTCGTAGCCATATCCCCACACCGCTCCATTTATTTGACAGATTCCATAGCAGCTTCCATCGGTCGCTGTCATCTGTCCGGAGGATTCTCTTTCGATTAAAGCCTCCAAAAGTTCCGGTTGTATTCCGTACTCCCCCCCTAACTGCTCACACAGTTGGATTTGGTTTTCCGGAATCCATGTATCATTTGCTCCTGCTTTTACCGGAACACTAATGGTCAGCAGAAGCACCACAACAGGTATCCACTTCTTCATCAAGCTTTCTTTCCTCCCTTTTTAGAACCTCTCCGAAGGTTTCCTTTGACAGGATTCTGTTTGCCGTCACCGGAGCTTTTACTCCCTTCATCGTCTCCACTCTGCTTCCGTCCTTCCTTATATGGCTGATATTCATCTTCGCTCCTTTCCACATATGCAATGATGATCTCCGGCATTTCTTCCATGGAATTGTAATTTGCCGGCATGGAAGCTGTGGAGTCATATTTTTTTTCCAGTAGAATTGTGTGGTTATAAAGAACCAGGCCTCTTCCTGTGTCCGTCTCGTTTGCTTCCGTTAAATCTGCAATGATTGCGATAACTGGATGCTTCATATTTGCTCCTCCTTATTTTTTGTTCACTTTGTTAAACATTTTCGGTAAAAAAAAGAGATTTCACAGAAACTTCAAGTGCGTCTGCTATTGCTCTTAATGTTCCAATGGTTGTATCAATATTGTCTTTTGTTTCTAAATTGATGATGGTTTGTCTTGAAACTCCGGACATTTCTGCAAGTTCTGTTTGTGAAATCCTTTTCTTTTCGCGAATTTCCCTTATCTTGTAGTTCATTAATAGCTCCTTTCTATATATTGTGTAAAACATATTTAACACACTTCTGATATTATCACTATGTGTTTAACGTGTCAAACGTTTTTTACAATTTTGTTGAAAAAATTATACAAAGATAATAAAATCATGGTGAGAAATAGATTTTAGGAGTGCGAAAACATGACATTAGGTGACATTATTATTGAATATCGGAACAAACACGAAATGAGCATGAGGGAATTTTCTCGAAAAAGTGGAATCAGCGTGGCTTATATTTCTATGCTAGAACGCGGATTCAGTGGCAGAAAAAAACCGATTATTCCATCAATTAAAACTATTAGCCAAGTCGCGAAGGCTTGCGATACAGATTTCGATGGAATTTTTAATCGTTTAGATTCTGATTATGTTATTAGAACAAATCAAGAAATATCTGACGAAGAATATATGCTTATAGAAATGTTCCGTCATTCAGATGATGACACAAAAAAAATGATTATGCGCTTACTAAAGTATGCAGAAGTAGTTAATGAAAAGAAAGGAGAATAACTATGGCATTTTTTAAAACTGAAGAAGAAAAACAGCAAATTGCAGCAGCAAAAGAGCATAAACTTCTTGCAAAATATGGACTTGATACTCTTACAAACCCCAAAGATATTGAATCCGTTAGGAGAATCTCAAATGAACTTTTAGGTTCAGGAATGATGGAAGCTGGAATGCGATTATCAATGGGAGCAAAGACTGAAGATCAACTTCAGGTGACTTACCAACGTACTATTATGGAGCAGAATTTTTTGATTATTAGAAAACTTTGTGAGATTTCTGAGGCTTTAAAAAAATGATTGCATTATATATTCGAGTTTCAACAGCTGTTCAATTTGAAAAAGGAAACTCCGTTCCGGAGCAAAAGAAACGCCTGAAGGCATATTGTGACGCGCGCGGATGGAATCAGTATGATTTCTTTATTGATCCCGGCCACTCCGGAAGCAATATGGAACGCCCAGGTCTTCAAAAATTGATTCGAAATGTGAAAAACTACTCTCTTGTTTTGGTTTACAAATTGGACCGTTTATCCCGAAACCAACGTGACATCCTCTATCTGATTGAGGATGTCTTTAATAAAAACGGTGTGGAGTTTAATTCCATAACAGAAAACTTTGATACATCCACTCCGGTTGGAAAGCTGATGCTCTCCATGATGGGAGCTTTTGCAGAGTTGGAGCGTCAGCAAATCAACGAGCGAATGATGATGGGTCGAATTGCTTCTGCTGAAAAAGGGAACTGGCGCGGTGGTTCCGGTGTTCCTTTTGGTTATCGATACATTCCGCGGTCAAAAGGTGGCTCCGGCTCTCTTACGATTGATGACTTTGAAGCCTCCATGGTTCGTAAGGCCTTTGACCTTTTTGAACTTGGATACTCTTTCGGAGGCATCCGCACAGAATTGAATAATTGCGGAATGAGTACGTCCAGTGCTTATGTGATTCATCAGATGCTTATGAACCCGATCTATATTGGAATGATTCGCTATGCCGGAGAAACATATCAAGGACACCATGAACCTATCATTGCGCCGGCGCAATTTGAACGTGTTCAGACTCTTTTGAATCAAAAAGAACCTCCAAAGCGAAAAGAAAAACATCTGCTTACCGGGTTTTTGAATTGCTCCTGCGGTTCTCGCGTATGTTTTCATTCCACAAAGCAGCCAAACGGCAAAAAATACGATTATTACGAATGCTATACACGCAACTGTCACAAAACGATGGCCAAAGCAAAGAAATGTTCCAATAAGATTTGGCGTGCAGCTGATTTGGAGGAAGTGGTTTGGAATGTATTGGAAGAATTGGATTATGATGAGGTTTCCGTTCCGGTGGACCACAGTGAAGAAGAAAAGGCTTTGAAAAAGGAATTAAAAAAGATTGATGGCCAAATTGAGCGCTTGATAGAGCTTTACTCCTTAGAAGGCATTCCCCAGGAGCTTCTTTCTAAACAAATGAATGAACTGAATCAGAAGAAGGATACCATCCGAAGAAAGATTGATGCTCTTATGGAGGAACCGGTTCTTCTTTCAAAAGAAGAGGTTTTACAAAAAAAGAAATCCCTTGCAAGCATTAAGCGTTCCGATCTTGCCACCCAGCGCGCTTTTTTATCTTCCATGATTGAGTCCATCACGCTTTTTCCCGGCCATGATTTGGAGTTTCATTGGAAGTTTTAATTTTTACCCACAATCGGTGACGTGGTTTCAACCTCGTTATTAGTTGTGGGTATTTTTAAAATATTTCTTCTATATTATATACGTAAGTATATCGCACTGACTACTTACGTATATTGCAATAAAAAAAGAGGCAAGCCGAAGCCTGCCTCTTTGGAGGGGAGTATATGAGAAAAGCAAGAAAACCGAAAACCTATCAGTTTTCCTGTTTTTCCTTATAGAATTTTGAGGAGCTAATCCCCAGGAGGACGCCCAAAAAAGTGTCCACCGCTGTGATGGTTCCCACGATCTGCTCACCGTATGGGAATCCCCATATTCCTGCAAGTGCAAAATATAGGGTTCCTGCTGCTGGAAGAACCACCTGTGCAACATATTTTAAACCGTCATAAGCTTTGTTTGGCATAATTTCACCTCCTATAAATCCCTTGCACAATAATCGCCTGTCATTTTTTCTCCTGCGTTTTGTGCATCACAATAATTTCTATATATCTTCAGAGTTTTCACTTTATTCATCACAATCTCACCGGTTCCATTTCCTCCCAGCTTACTGTATGGCTCGTATAAATATTTATTGATATTTTCAAACTCGTCATCCGTCAACCACCCTCGCTGAATATATTCCATTCCAAGCGAAATGATTCTGTCATGAGCCAATCCCAAAAGCATTTTTGTTTTTTCATCTTTTCTATCCATTCTTGTCTGAATAATCAGCCAAAAACCGGACGAAGAAAAAACTGCAACGGCAACCAGTATTACTTGTTCGATGATGTGATTCATTTTATGCCTCCCTTAAAGCCTCGCGTGTGATCTTTCCTGATATTCCATCGGCCAATAATCCATGGTCTTTTTGGAACTGTTTTATTGCAGCCACTGTTGATCCTCCACATTTTTGATCAATGCCATATTTTCCAATATTATATCCCAGTCTCTGAAGGTGCCACTGTGTCCAACCTACAAACGCGCCTCTGCTGTAATAATTCATAACTCCATACATTTTCGCGTTTGCATCGGATGTAACCGCAACTGATGGTTCCTGAAATGGACATCCTGTCTGTTGTGTCAATGCAATTTCACCAAAAAAAACGTCCATGTCCACATTTCCGGAAATTCCATTCACTTTTCCCTTTGATGAATATTGCCATGCTTTCGCATAGCTCTTCGGATTTAACTTTGAGGAAGCATTATATTTTCCTTTATCAATGATCGGATATCTTGCAATCCAAAATGAAAATTCTTTTGAAAGATATTCGCCATCAAGAACATTGTAAAACCAGTCCTTGTTACAATAGATTCCGACATTGTATCCACAATCCCGGAGTGCGTTGGCTTCCACACGAATGATTTCTGTGAGTTTTGCTTTTCCCAGGCTTTTTATGGATTTGTCTTCCATGTCCAGCCATATTCCCATTGGGAGTCTTTTGCCTTTGCAAGCATCCGCAATTCCTCTTGCTTCTTTCAAAGCTTCCGTCACGTTTTTTGCGTAAACATAACGATAGCCACCGACCGCAATATTTGCAGCTGTGGCTCCCTGATAATTTCTTTCGAACGAATCCTCAATGGAATTGTCCTTTTTTGTGATTTTACAGATGGCAAAGGATACATTCACTTTGCTCCAATCGATTGTGCCATTCCATTTGGCCACATCGATTCCGAAGATTTCTGACATATTCATTCTCCTTTCTTAAATAAAAAAAAGAGCCAAACTTCGGCTCTTTAATTTCTAAATCATCCGCTGAATCAGGACCTCTCTTTTTATCTTTTAAATACTGGTTTAACCGAATAAGGTGTCACATAAGTTACATTGATTATCCTCTATATCTCGCGTCTCATACTTACAGCCCAAGCAGTCCTCGGATTTCGTCAATTCTCTGCCTTGCCTGCTCTCGTTTTCTGTCGAGTTCTGCGGTATTATAAGGATCATCTTTTCCCATGAGTCGATATTCATAGGTTTTAATAATTTTCCAATCTCCATATTCTGCACCAGTTAATAATTTTGTTTCGAGTTCCCTTAATTCAGCCTCTAAATTCATTCTTTCTTCATCATTCATGTTCATACCTCCCAAATAATTGCTCATACAATTCATCCATACGTTTTATGGTGTTGTAACATTTATATTTTATCTTGTTTGGCTTGTTCTCTTTTGGCATAAGATTTCCTCTCCACGAAGAGTATTGAAGCCTTATATCCTCTATCGTCATTTCTTTATTTTCCAGCTTGATTGCAAAACTCTTTAACTTTTGCCTCTCTCGTTTTATGGTGTCTTTGCTTGGCAGGATTACAACCTCTCCTGAATCAGAAAGTCTGTATCTTGCCTTTAGATATGTAAAACGCCTGTTTATCTTCCGTATCTGTGTTTTCTTCTCATTTAAGGATAGACCATATTGCTTAAACATCAGTTTCAATTCTTCTAACAGATTCTGTAGAACCACTTTATCCTTGTGTATGATGTATATATCATCAGAATATCTGGCATAGTATTTCATAGACCTAACGATTTTGATGTAATCATCTATCTTGTGTATGTAAAATATTCCGATAAGTTGTGAAATCTGACTTCCTATGCCAACTCCATCACCGAATGTCGAAATAAGATACTTAACCAGGGCTTTTACTCGTTCATCGTCAATATGCTCTGTGAGAACCTTGTAGGCTTTATCATGAGGTATTGAATCAAAATATTTTGATATATCCATTTGTAGGATATAGCCTTCGTTTGTTCCCTCGTTTATATAGAACCGCCTTAAATGCTGATAGAGTCTATATTTTGCAAAGTCGATACCTTTTCCTTTAACGTTTGCTCCGTTATCATATATTAGATATTTTTTGATGTTTGGCATTAAGATTTCATCACATAAAGCTCTTTGCAATACTCTATCCGAAATATGGAGAGCTTTGATATGTCTTTGTTTCCCTCTTTCACATATATCAAACTCATCAAAGGGCTTTTGCCTGTAAGTCCCATCCTCTAACGATTTACGGAGTTTATAGAGGTTTATTAACAGATTCGATTCGTACTTTTGTACGGAGGCTTTCCAATATACTCCTCTCTTGCATTTTTGGAATGACTCATAGAGGACATTCATATCGAGTAGTTTCTCATACATATATTCTCCAGTTGACAGGTAATAGGGGAGTAATCGTAATTGTCCCCATCCTGTCTTCCTTTTTACCTTACGGATGGATAAGGTCTCCTTCATAACATACACATTGAATACTCTTATTGTGTATGATTATCAATCGCGGGCGCACGTAATTAACGTTGCTAGCGTTGTTGTAGTTCGCATTGCCGTTGTTGCCGTTGGCATTGCAGAAATTCGCGGCGGAGGGTCAGACCTTACCCAATGATGGGTCATTCTTATTTTCCGACTTTCTCCATCCTTTCAATAAATCAAACTCTCTATCGGCCATCTCTAATATTGGTATGGTTTTATTCAGATCACTTGGATAATCTTCCATAGTTTCAAACATTTCTTCAACTATAGCTTGTACACAAGCTATGGCTTTGGTTTGATGCCTTCTTCGCTCATTATAGTCACTCTGCTTGCAGCCTTTACCAATATATATTGAATTAGCCTTTACAATATGTTTCATCATATTTCTGACTTGCTTTTTGAGATATTTCTTTTCCTCATCAATATTCCATTCGGGTTCTTTTCTTTGGAAGGCCTTTGAATGGTTTATCTCATTTCTGTCCAGTATCTCTTGTATAGTGGCTTTATCCTCATCGGATATATTGTACTCAACTATCTGTAAATCCTTTAACCTCGGCTTTGAACCGAAATCAGATGATAACCACTTTCTCATCTCTCTTCTCAAAGCAAGCCCATTCTTGTAAAACTCCATTTTCGAGAGTTCTCTTTGATTCTTTAATACCGACATATATACTCCTATCCCCACCCCTAACGGGGTGGGGATTATTAGACTAAGAGATTATGAAGCGCGGGCGCACGTAATGAACGGTGCTAGCGTTGTGGTAGTGCGCACCGCCGTTGCCGCCGTTGGCAACGCAGAAAATCGCGGCGGAGGCTACATCCTTTAGCCAAAAATATATTGTATAAGGCATTGCGGCATCTTTGCTATTTCTAAATGCCTCAAGCTGCATACAGGCATTTCCCGTGTCGTATCCGCTTGACGAAAATACCGTACCACCATATACTTCCATTTCGCTCATCAGGACACATTTTTGCTTTGCTAATCTACCGCTGCCACCATCTGTCCACTCCCAGCTGTTTGATGCTCCGGACGCACTTCCTAATTTTCCCCATCCACTTGCATTTATTGAGTTTGTTATTAGCTCAATCGTAGGAACTATATGTCCTGCAAGGTTTGTAGTTTCTAATTGGCTGTTAATATTAGGTAGGATAGTAGATGCCATATATGAACTCTTATAACCGCCCGTAGCATCATTTGTTGCGTTCATCTTACTCATGCCAAAATGAGTATCCGGCACCATTACAAGGCAATCAGTTGGAGTGCCGCCAAATTGATAAGGATTTATGCCTCCTCTTTGTGCTACTCGGACTATACTAGTGCCTGTCACGGAACCGCCTCCACTAGAAGGAGCAGTTATAGTTTTACCAAGATCGATATAATCCCACGGCATAATATCTTCATATTTCTCGAATCCGTTAGTCCCGTGTATTCTATCCCATAAAGTTCCATCTACCACATAGGGGGTTAAATCTTTACCTCGGTTATAACATCCGGATGCGGTTAAACTTGTGTTTATCTCGTTGATAGCTCCTGTGACCGTCTTATCTGTGGTTGTGAGATTGTTATCAGTATGTGCCTGCTTTTCTGTGTTTAGCTCTGTAATAGCATTCTGAACGTTTGTGGCGCTCATTTCTGTACCGGTGTTGTCAAAGTTGATGTTCGAAGCATACGTGGATGAAATCAAAATATCCCACTTGCCATTTGCATCCCAAACAATATTTGTGCCTGCGGAACATGAAATCCCTGCGCCTTCGTCAAATCGTGCATCCGTTGTGAAGGCATCCGTGATGTTATACATATCCCCGACTGTCATTCCTGTTGCTGGGATATTAGCAAACGGAACAGAGCCTTTCCAATGCAAAGCACCTATGGCATATTCCTGCGATTTCTTCGCCCAATACAGTGCATTGTTCGTGCTTGATGGTGTTTCAGAGTCTTCTCCGTATGTGGCCCATTGATGAGCTAATTCAGCAAAATTTTCTGTTTCAATCAATATTTCCGGGATGCGTTGAAGGGTTTGTAAATCCGTGTCAGAGATAATCGTATCATCTGCAAGGGCAGACGGTTCTACGTCCAAAAAGAAATTTGCAGAACCTTTTCTTCCTGTTAAAGTTTCAACAATAACTTCCACGGGAACTCTACCAGCTACCGCTGTCATCTGTTCTGTAATATCAATCGTTACTGTTGAGCCTGTATATGAACAAGCGTATTCAAATCCTGTTTTATCTGGCTTTGTTCCTGCGACAAATACATCCGATCCTGTTGGAATGGTATATGCTCCGTTTTCAGTCCATAATACCGCCTCAATTTGTGGAATTGTCTTGTCATATTGGCTTAATCTGACAATCGGTGGCACTCCCCCTGGAGTAATGTTTAAATCTAATGCGTAAACCATCTTTTTACTCCTCGATTAAATTCTGTGAATAGGTTAATAGTTCATCAATAGCATTCAGCGTGATTTCATCTGTTACCAAGCGATTGATGCGCGCATTTGCCTTTGTTACCTTGCCACTCTCGTCAATGACATCATAGATAACCGCTATACGCTTCATTGTTCCGTCTGTACTAACGGAAAATCCCTTAATATTTTTCAACGTCTTCTCCTTTCTCAATCGGTTCTTCGAGACGTATGGTATCATAGTCTCTTTGGATTGCTTTGATTTCCCAACCAAAGGAAGTATTTTCTTTTCCTCTTACTCTAAACAAATATGGAGTGCGTTCTTCTACAAATAAATCGCCTTCTCCATACCTTTGGAGAAATACTTGATAATCAACAGACTCATCAATGGTTTCTCCAAATATCTCATCAATCCATACCTCGCAAATTCCATCTTCATCTGTTTTGCCCTCTCCGATATCCGAAAAAATAGGTGATGGAGATTCCTGGCAATACAACAATCTTTTTCCATAATCCTCGGTAGCAACCACACGGCTCTTTGTACCTGATACTGTAAGATTTCCTGTTGTTTCTATTTCTGCATCGGTTAGATAAGTCTCTGAAGATGACGATGAACCCATTAAACGAACACCTGATGGAGTGATATGTGTTGTATTTGTTTTAAATGTCGGCGTTACCGTTCGTCCATCCCTAAAAACTTCAATGCCTTGGTTGTGTCCGTAACCACTATCTCCACCGATATTGGTTAAGGTTTTTCCGTCAGGGCCGCTTGTATTTTGGATTCCGGTGTTTTTTTTGATTGTCGTTCCGTTTTCTCCAATAATCCAGCCACTTGGCATATTTGTGTAGGTTGTAAATTCAGAACCCCTAACAATTGAACCTTCAACAGTTCCTTCGATCGTTGCTGATTTTGCCGACAGATTGCCACTTGAGTCAACGTAAAACGTTCCTGTCCCGTTGTTGATTTCTATTCCAGTAATGGTGCCTGCCTTAATAAAGTCTGCAACAATTCCACCATCAATAGTAGCTGCTAAACGATATGTACCGTTATATCCATTCGATGAATATCCCCATCCGTTCTGATTCCAACGCCAAACATGAGTCGCCTGGTTGATGTCTTCGTTGTCCATTATTAGAATTTCATAAGGTTTTCCATCATCTCCTGTGTGCATGACTACATATCCACCGGAAACCCCTGTGATGAGGTTGGTTGCCCGGTTGATTGCATCCTGAAGAACTGATTTCTGTTCTTCTGTTGCCTTTTCCTGCGCTGCGATTCGATTTGCCAATGTTGTAGAAGAGGATCCTAATTCTATTTTTGTGAACTTTTCTTTCAAAGTATCATATTCAGTCGATATAACCTTGGCTAGAGCATCCACTCGTAGTTTTTCAAACACGACTCGCACTGTGTCGCATAGGCGAACGTCTTCCAATACTGCGATATCTTCATATCCTTTTACGTCGGCCAAATTGACAAATGAAACTGTCAGAGACACCTTTGGAACTCCGATTTCGTGAGATGCAATGTAAGCGTTTCCTGCAGCTCGTAGTTGTGCAACGGTTGGCACTGTCTCTTGAAACTCTGAACTTAAATCCACCGGAACACTTCTCGGATATGGGAAGTTTGCTGCAGATTCCGTTTCAATTACTTTTTCCGGCAATGTAATTGTTACCGATTCATTCTTGTAATATGGAACAATACCGGTGATGGTGGTCTCAATATTGGTTTCCTGTTTTAAATCAATCAGGTTCTTTCCGTACCTGATCTCGAATCCCCGGTTTTGACCGCGATTTTGCCATAGTTTGACGTTAAACATATCAAACTCGTATTCTCCACCGCCGAATACATCCAGGATAGAGCCTTGCACTCCTCCAAGACAGGACCTTGCGTCTCTTGGTTCCGTTTGATTATAATTGGCTACCGTTGTCTTTGTGGTTGAAAAATTAAACGGATTCTGCTCTGCTGCATTCGTTTTAAGACCATTCAGTGCAGCTGTAATGCTATTCGTTGAAAACGGCATTACCGGAATCATCGAGAGCCGGTATGAAATATGATAAGCGCAGATTGTGCAAACTCCGTTAACTGGTTTTGAAATCTCATAAATTTCAAATGGTTGGTTTTGCGTATATTTTGCCGGCTTCGCCAAAATGTATCTTCCATGGATGATATCTTCAAAATGCACACCATCAATGGGATATTTCATTTCTAATTCATAGGCACCGTTTCGGTTCTCGGTTACTATGCAGGTAATCGCATCTGACAATCTTCCGATTCCGTTTGTTGTGAATTGTGTTTCTGTACCTTCAAAAAGAATAGGTATCATATGCTCTCCTATATCGTCCACCATCTCGGAGTCACTTCTACTTTCGTGATTCCGGAAAGTGTCATCTGATTATTTCCACCAAATAAATAAATGTTATCAGGAAGCTCCACGTTTGCATTGCAATTAACTGTACCCTTAAAAGCTTCCATAATCTCACAATCGATGTCCGTGTATCCATCTGCTGAATTGATTGTGATTGTCTGATTCTGAATGATCAGGCTTCCTGTTCCATAAATCCGAAGCAATGGTTTTGATTTGAACCTTGTTGGATTCTTTAGCACTCCATTTGCTTCGTAAACCGTTTTCTTTTCTCCGGATTTCAAAAACTTCTGTGGCATACAATCAAAAACAATGTCAAATTTTCCACCACGATTGTATGGCGTGGTTTTTGGATCAAATCCTTCTTCGTAGTGAGCCATTCGATAATATTCCGGATGATACGTATCTTCTAGCCTTACGTATCCGCTGACGGATGCTAACATGGAAGCAAAGTTCTCTAGGCGTTCTCCGAGATTTTCTCGGATAAATGCCGGATATTTCAAATCAAGATTTTCAAATTCTTCATCTTCCAAAATAAGGTCTCCATTGCGTCCTGCAACAGAGACCTTTTCAGTTTTTCTTTTCGGAGTGGCAAACGTTGCCTCTCCTGATATATATACTCCGTATTCCGCGGAGCATTCGCCGTTATAAACAAAATATGTCATGCCATTGACCTCGCGCTTAACATTACTTCTCGATTGATTCGCTCTTGTACGATATCGGCCAAATCTTCCACAGACTGTCCTTCATGTGCGTTGATTACAATATTCACAGCTCCAACAGATGAACTATAAGTTTTTTGCTCCATATTTCTTGCTACCGTTCCGGATACTGTAGCCATTGCATCTTCTACCATTCCAATATTTGATTCAATCCCCTGTGCATAGAGCTTCATCATATCCGGTGCGAATGTGTGGAAATCTTTGAGTGGTCCAACATCCGGCTCCGAGAAGTGGATGTAAGAAGCTACTTTATTTGCAACATTTGAAACTGTCGAAAGCAAATCTGATAACTTGCTTGTAATTCCTGATATAAAGTTACCAATCAAATCCGTTCCCCATTTGGAAGCTTCTCCGGCAATATTTGTGAAAAAGTTTCGAATCTCACCAACCTTTGTACTTACGGTGTTGACTGCTTCTCCAAGTTTTCCGCCGGTTGCCCGGTTGATTGCTTCAAATGTGGATTCCCATGTTGATTGATAAAATTCTCCATATGTTGCCAAAATTCCTTGGATTCCACCGCCGTTTGAATCAACATTTTGTTTGATTTCTCCAAGTTTTGTTTGAACCTTAGAAACAATGGAACTTAACTTTCCTCCGGTGGTTTGGTCTATGGCATTGAATGTACTCTGCCATGATTGTTTGTAAAACTCTCCATACGTAACTAATACGCCCTGGATTCCACCGCCGTTTTCATCGATTTTCTGCTTGATTCCGTCCCACTTTTCTGTTGTGTCTTGTTTTAGCTCTTCCCATTTTTGTGAAACGCCTTCTCTAATTTCAGACACCTTTGTAGTGACTGTTTCTTTCAGCTCTCCTGCTTTTTCTTTGATGGTATCCCAGTTCTGATAAATCAAAACTCCGGCTCCAACAACTCCTGCAGCAATTGCAATGAACGGAAGAAACGGAGTAATAATCGGAGCTGCTGCCGCTATAAATGAACCAACTGCAGGTGCCAGCGTTCCGGTCAAAAACGTTCCTACGCTTCCCAAAGCTCCCAAGATGATTGGTGTATTTGTGATTACTGCTCCGGCCGCAGATGTAACTTTACCAATTCCAACCAATAATGGACCAGTTGCGGCTGCAATCAATCCGATCTTAACCACGGCATCCTGCGCACCCGGAGACAAATTATCCCATGCTTGAACAAGGCCGTCGACTCCATCGAGGACTTTGTCAACGTAAGGAAGTAGTCTCTCGCCAAGTTCAACACCAACATTGGATAGTTTTTCCTTGGTTTGGCTCATTTTGGCATCGAATGTTTCATATCGCTTTGATGCTTCATCCACCAATGCGGTGTTCTGTTCGTAAGCTGCGTTTGATGTGTTCACGGCACTTGTTAACGTATCGCTTGCCAATGCCAAAGACTGCAACATGTTGCTTTGTCTAATTCCGGACATGCCGAGTTCGTCAAGCACTTTGTAAGTGTCCAACTCTGCCTCGTTCATTTGCGATAATCCGCCTATGAATGCTTGCAATGCTTCCACTGGTGATGTATTCCACGCGTTGGAAAACTCTTCTGCTCTCATTCCGGAGACACTTGCTAACTGTTCCAGTTTGTCTCCACCTTCAGAGACTGCCTTCGAAATTCCGGTTAATGTCTGCGTCATTGCAGTTCCACCGGCTTCAGCCTGGATGCCGACAGAAGACATTGCGGTTGCAATTCCCAGGATATCCTGTGTTGATAATCCTGCAATGGTTCCTGCTGCCGCTAATCGATTTGACATTTCCACAATGGATGTTTCGTCTGTTGCAAAGTTGTTACCTAACGCAACCACAGATGCTCCTAATCTGTCGATGTTGCCTGTGGATTCTCCGGTTATATTTATAATACGTGCCAATGATGTTGCTGCCTGATCCGAAGATAGATTTGTCGAATCTCCCAGCATCACCATTGTCTTTGTGAATTTTTCAATATCATCAGCTCCAACGCCAAGCTGTCCGGCTACTTCTGCAACGCCGGCGATTTCTTCTTTGGAAGAAGCTGTTTCAGTTGCCATCTTTTTAATGGCTTCTTCTATATCTGCATACGATGTGGTTGCCGTTTCGTCTACGGTTTTCATTACGCCGGTAAACGCTGATTCCCAATCGCTAAATTCTTTAAGTGATAAAGCTCCAAGTCCAACCAGCGGCGCCGTCACATGCGTTGTCAGTGTGGAACCTACGCCGGCGATTTTATCTCCTGCAGATTGCATTGCATTTCCCACAGTTTGAAGTTTTGTTGGAGTATTTTCAAGTTCCGCATTCATTTTATTTAAAGCAGTTGTTGCCTTGTTTATTGACTCTTCTTGCTTTAAAATTTCTGTAGCACTTGTTGCTCCTTTATTTTTCATCTCTTCGAGATGTTGATTGAGCTTTTGTATTTTATTTTGTTGCTCACTTATTGAATCGGACAAAATTCTACGTTTTTCCGCATTCTTGGTCATTTCGTTTCCAAGCTGAACAAACGGATTTTTGCTCTTCGTTGTCTGCGTTTCTAACGCTTGCATCTCGCTTTTTAGTGTTTTTGTCGACTGTATTAATTTTCGAATCTGTTCATGGTATTTTGCCTCACCGTCAATACCAATGCGTGGTCCTATATTCGTTGCCATAAAACTACCTCAAGGCGATTGCCTCTTCGTAAGTAAATTTCTTTTTTTGTTTCTTTTCTTTTGCTCCACCATTCCAAATAGAAAAGCAAGAGATCAGGTCCAGCATTTCACCGAAACGCGTGTCCAAAACCTCTTGCTTTGTAAGTCCTATTTGGAGACCATAAAAGAGAATCCATGGTGGTGTTAATTCTCTTTTTTCGCCTCTAGTTCCTTTTTTTTTGAAACCGGTTCGGTTTCAATAGTAACACCGGAGTCTTTTCGGATTTGTGTCAAGATGGCATCTTCTACCTTGCTCCACTCTTCCGTGGTTAAATCCATGAATTCTTCCCGGTCTAATTGCGCCGGCGCAAATTCCTCGTTTTTCTCCTGTGCCTGTTTACGGAGCCATGCGTTGTGCATAATCTCCACTGCGTCAATCAAAAGATTGGTTGTTTTTTCCTCATCGTTACTCTTTCCAATAGTGTCAAAAAACTCTTTCATGGAATGACCTCCAGCGAGTTTACCAATTTCGATTCTCGCTCTGACTGTATAGGTCATTTCGTTTAATATCTGCATATACTCATCCCTCCTATTCTTACGGTGTTGGTGCTACATAGCCAAGCTTTGTTTTCAGTGCTTCCTCTGCCAAATCTTCTGACGCAAATTCTGCGCCTTCATACTTCCAGTTCTTTTCTGCAGTATCATCACGAAAAAGACCTGCGGTCAATTCCTGTGTCTGCCATGAGATTTCTTCACCCTGTGTTTCTGCATTTTCCGGTGGCGTCTGGAATTTTGTCTTCGTAAGAACAGTTGGAACGTATGTCGTTACTCCTGCGCTCATGAATCGTGCGATGTATCCTGTTGCAACGTATGGCGGCGTTGCGCTTTCACCAACCGGTGTCCATCCATCTGCATCCGGTTCCGGATAGCCAAGGATTCGTCTCTTCATTGCAGTAAATAAACCGTCCACGGTCAATTTTACTGTTCCACCAGTAAACATACCGCCTGCGTCTTCTGCGTCTACATTGTCCGCACGAAATTTATTATCATCTGCCACGGATGGATCAAGTTCAACCTTGACGCCTCGTGCCAACTTCGCCGGATTTGAGTAAGTTACTACTCCGGCATTTACTGCATAATCTGCGATGTAAGGCTTTGAAAAGCCTGTGCATACTCTACCTGCTGCTGGCATTTTTCTTTCCTCCTATGATTTCATGATTTTTTCAATATTTTTATCAATTTCGACTTTCATCATTGCTTCTGCTTCGCCCTTTGTTGCTCTTACAGCATTATTTACAAAGCGAATCTTTTGGCTCCATGAAGTCCCCTTTTCAATGGACCTTGCAATCATTGCGTTTGGTTGTCCATTTGGATATTTTTTAGAAGTTTGTTTGTTGTATCCGTCAAATCCAAGTTTAACCTGGAGATATCCATCTTCGTTTTCGAAAGAAGCGATACCAAAGCCTTCCAAAAGACCTTCTTTTTGTTTCTTTGTTACGCCATAGCTTCCGCCCGGATGACATTCCGGCAAGCTTTCAATGTTCTTTTTTACGGCTTCTGCTACCAGTCCAGCTGCAGGATAGATTGCCCGTTTCAGGTATCCTTCACTTTGCAGTTGTCCAAGTTGTTTTATGTACTCTTCCAATCCTTTACCGACATAGAATCTCATACAACTTTAAACTCCCATTGCCAGTGAATAAACTTGGTTTGCTCTTCGTAGTCGATAGACAAAAGTGTCCAACCGACTCCCAATTCATTCAATCCACTTTGAATGTCATCGGCCAGTGAATCATATTCTGTCTGCGTAAACAAATCGATGGTTCCTTCAATTTGCTGCTCTTGCTTTTTGTTATCTGAATCATGAGATTTATACTCCGAATCTTCAGCCCAAATGATGTATCGCTTCTTTTGCACTTTGCGCCAGTAGTGATATGTTGCATCCGGGAGCAATCCCACCAACATGTCACGGATCGGTATCAATTTGCTTTTCATCGATGTCATATAATTCGTCTAACCTCCGAAGGCTTAAATCCGTCACTTTCAAACCGTCTTCATTTTTTAAGTGCTGCACATTATCGATGATGAACTGTTCCCCATCGTTCGGATCATCTCCGATAACTGCATACATTCCAATTCGAATCGTTCGGTCTTCCCAAAAACGGACAAGCTCATCCACCTGTTCATTTACACTTTTAGCGGCGTACTGCCGGCCATAGCCGACAGTACGCTCACCAAATAAGTGTTCACAATGCTTTACTAACTGCTCTTTGGGCATATCACCCGGCTCTTCCACCTCTGCGAGCGTGTAGATGGTAATCAAGCCATCATCGTATGTCATGATTTCATCTTCTCGCTAAAAAGTCGGTTGTTAAGAGCATATCGGAGCATTCTTGGCATTACCGGATTGTCCTCGGCACGTTTTCTGAATAAATATGCAGCGTACATGACTACAAGATTCACGTCACCGGACTTGTTTAAGTCCAATGTGATTCCCTCTTCTGCAATTTTTTCTTTGCTTGCGTTAATTAAAAACTTCAGATAATCATCCTTTACGGATGTTGTCTTGTCTAAATTAGCTTTCAGCATTTCGAGGATCTGTTCATCCGACATGGCTTTTACTCCTTTATGACTTGGTAACAGTTACTGTATAAACAGTTGACTCTACTCCAGGCGCGCTCGCTGTTACAACAACGGTGTTTTCACCTGCGCTCCACGTAGCAGCTGCTCCGTTTTTGATGGCTGTTCCGTTTACCGTAATGGTTGCGTTTACATCTCCATCCGTTGTTACATTTACCTTATTGGAAGCGTCTGTGGTTGCTACCGCATAGGTAAGTGTTGCCGGATCAAATGCCGGTGTTAATGTAAGATTGCCGATAGCTAATCCGGAAATTTCTGCCGGCTCATTTGCAGTGTCCGGTGCAAATGTCATGTCTCCTGTCGGTGTTACTCCGTTAATTCCGATTGCCACGAAACCTTCAGCAATTACCGGGAGACCATCATATCTTGCAGTTCCCTTGAATACGGTGTTATCCTGGATGAACTGTGCGTGTTCTGACTGCTGAATTGATGTACCAGCTCTCTCTGCTAATAAGTAGAGGTCTCCATATCCTCCAACGATTACGTTGTCCGGTATGAAGTCTAATACTTCAATGTCTCCACCAATTACCGGCATGGTTGCCTGGATTCCTGTTACGATTGCACCAGCTGCATTGATGGACAGTGCCTCTGCGATTACAGCCGTGTAGGTCTGCTCGTTCATTGCCCAGGACTTAATACCACGTGAGTATTTACCCTTTGCAGCACCTGCGGCAAGAACTAAAGCCTTGAAAAATGCCTGTCCGGTTGCGGATGAAGGGATTGTCTTTACGTTCTTG